CCAGAATCTTGAGGGGATGGGATTCACAGTCGTTCCTTTCGGTCAGGGCTTTAAAGATATGAGCCCGCCTACCAAGGAGTTCTACAAGCTCCTGATGGAAGGCAGGATCATCCACGGCGGCAATCCGGTTATGGCATGGATGGCGGGGAATGTGGTCGTGGATACCGACCCGGCTGGCAACATCAAGCCGACCAAGGTGAAGTCGCCGGAGAAGATCGATGGTATCGTCGCTGCGATCATGGCACTGGACCGCTGCATCCGAAATGAAGGTCAGCAGCAGGGAAGCGTCTACGACGAACGTGACATGATCGTTTTTTGATATGAAGATTTGGAGGAAAACACAATGAAGTATCTGATGAGTGCAGAATGGTGGAAGGCAGCCGGCATCCGTGCTGCAAAGACGATGTTCCAGACTGGTGCGGCTCTGGTCGTGACACAGATGCCCGGCGGCACTGTGGACTGGGTTGCAGTTGGCAGCGCGGCTATTGTGGCAGGTGTTGCGTCCCTTGGTACCAGCCTTGCCGGCCTGCCGGAACTGGAGAAAGGAGATAAGGCTTAATGGGATTCTGGGAATGGATGGGGTTTGAGAATCCAAGGGATTCTCCCAAAACAGAACAGCCAAAAGAAGGTCTGCCGAAGGTCACGGATAACGTCCGCGATTCCGGGCAGACCTTTGTGTTTGGACGTTCCAATGCCGGGGAGCAGGTGGATGAGAAAGCCGCCATGCAGATCCCGACTGTGTATGCCTGTGTTCGTCTGCTGGCGGAGTCCATTGCGGCACTGCCGCTGCATCTCTACCGGGTGACAGACGATAATGGAAACAAGGAAAAGGCGCGGGATCATCCGCTGTACAAGATTCTGTATCGCCAGCCCAACCCGGAGATGACATCCTTTGTCTTCTGGGAAACGCTGATGACCCATCTGCTCCTCTGGGGCAACGCCTACGCACAGATCGTCCGGGATGGCAAGAATACGGTACTGGGTCTGTATCCGCTTTTACCGGAAAATGTCGAAGTGGACCGGGATGAGAGCGGCGAGCTCTACTATATCTACCACGCATACACGGATGAAGTTCCGGGAGAGCAGAATAAAGACCTCTACTTCCGCCGGGACGAGATCTTCCATGTGCCGGGACTGGGCTTCAATGGTCTGATCGGTTTCTCACCGATCGCCATGATGAAGAACAGCCTCGGCACTTCCATTGCCGTGGATAAATACGGCTCCTCTTTCTTCAAGAACGGCGCACAGCCCAGTGGCGTGCTGGAACATCCCGGCGTTGTGAAAGACCCGAACCGTATCCGGGATAGCTGGGAGGCGGCTTATGGCGGTGCAGCCAATGCCCATCGTGTGGCTGTACTGGAAGAAGGCATGGCCTACAAACCGATCTCCCTGCCGCCGGAGGACAGCCAGTTTTTGGAAACGAAGCAGTTTTCCGTGACGGAGATCTGCCGTATCTTCCGTGTGCCTCCGCATCTGGTAGCCGATCTGTCCAGGGCGACCTTCTCCAACATTGAATACCAGTCGCTGAACTTCGTGATGCACTCCCTGACCCCGTGGCTTGTCCGCATCGAGCAGGGCATCATCAAGGATCTGTTGCTGGAGGAGGAGCAGGATACCTACTTCCCGAAATTCAATGTGGATGGTCTGCTCCGTGGCGATTACCAGAGCCGGATGAACGGTTATGCGACCGGCATCAGCAACGGCTTCCTCTCTCCAAATGATGTGCATCGTCTGGAGAACATGGATCTCATCCCGGCAGAGGAGGGCGGTGACGACTACTACCTGAACGGCGGCTATGTGAAGCTGAAAGATGCAGGGGTGGCACAGCAGAATAAAGCTGCCGCAGCCCAGCAGAATCAGCCGAAAGAAACACAGCCCGACCCGGAAGAAGAACCTGACAGCGATAATCGGCTGAGTGAGAGTAAGCCACGGAAAAATGGAAGGAGAACCCGATGAAGAAATTCTGGAACTGGATCAAAAACAGTGACGATACCAGAATCCTCCGGCTGGAAGGCCCCATCGATGAGGAATCATTCTGGGGCGATGAAATAACGCCGCAGATGTTCCGGGATGAGCTGGAATCCGGCGAGGGGGATGTGACCGTCTGGATCAACTCTCCGGGCGGCAATGTGTTCGCCGCTGCTGAGATCTATACCATGCTTAAGGACTACAAGGGCAGTATCACGGTCAAGATCGATGCGATTGCGGCATCTGCTGCATCCGTTGTGGCGATGGCCGGTGACACTGTCCAGATGAGTCCTGTTGCCATGCTGATGATCCATGACCCCAGCACCGTTGCGATGGGCAACACCAAGGACATGGAAAAGGCCATCGAGGTGCTGACCGAGGTCAAGGAAAGCATCATCAATGCCTACGCAGCGAAGAGCGGCCTCAGCCACGCCCGCATCGCCAACCTTATGAGCAATGAGACCTGGATGAATGCGAAGAAGGCGGTGGAGCTGGGCTTTGCAGACGAGATCCTCTTTGCAAAGAAAGAGGAGGAGCCGGACAGTGACCCGGTAGACCCGGAAAATCCGGAAGAAGACCCTGACAGTGAACCGGGCGAGGGCGAAGAAAAGAAACCGTTCCAGAAGGATACGGCAGGGCACCTTTTCTCCAGCCGTCAGATGGATCTAATCGTTCTGAACCGTCTGGGTGTGAAACCGGAAGATGTGGGTCAGAAACACACTGAGCCGAAGGAGCCGCCTGCTGACCCGAAACCGTCCGCAGAGCCGACCCCTCCGGCAGAACCGCCTGCCAATCTGGGTCCTGTCCTTGACATGGACGGCAAGACCGAGGATGGCAGCATCCCCTACAATATCCTGATGAAACAGCTTGAGTGCATGAAGTGATGTGCATTCAGGCTGTTTTTATATCCAATCAACCATCACAAATCTATGGAGGACAAACACTATGAGTAAGATTCTGGAACTGCGCACCAAGCGCAACACTCTCTGGGAACAGACCAAGGACTTTCTGGAGAAGAACCGCGGCGAGAACGGTCTGGTAAAGGCTGAGGCCGTGGAGCAGTACAACAAGATGGCACAGGAGGTCAAGGACCTGGGTGCAGAGATCGAGCGTCTGGAGCAGCAGGCACAGATCGAGGCACAGCTGTCCGCACCGACTTCCAGCCCTGTTCACGCTGACCCGAAGAACGGTGCCAAGAAGGATGTCAAGCCGACTGCCACTGCCGAGTATGCCGAGAACTTCTGGAACATGATCCGCAACCGTGGCCATTACGGCGAAGTCCGCAATGCCCTGTCTGTGGGTGAGGACACTGAGGGCGGCTTTACCGTTCCCGATGAGTTTGAGAAGAAGCTGGTGGAGGCACTGGAAGAGAATAACATCTTCCGTGGCATGGCAACGGTCATCCGCACCAGCTCCGGCACCCGCAAGATTCCTATCGCGGAGGATACCGGTGAGGCAAGCTGGATCGATGAGGGCGAGGAGATCCCGGAGAGCGATACCACCTTCGGTCAGACCATGCTGTCTGCGTACAAGCTGGGCACTATGATCAAGATCTCCAATGAGCTGCTGAACGACTCCGCATTCGACCTTGCCACCTATATCGCCCGCCGTTTCGGTGTGCGTATGGGCAACGCAGAGGAGCGCGCCTTTATCACCGGTGACGGTGTGGGCAAGCCTCTGGGTCTGCTGGCTGAGACTGGCGGTGCCAAGGTCGGTGTGACCGCTGCCCAGAAGGATGCCGTTACCTTCGATGAGATCTTTAAGCTCTACTACGCACTGAAGGCTCCGTACCGCAAGAAGGCACAGTTCCTCTGCAACGAAGCCCTGGTGCTGCAGCTGATGACCATCAAGGACAACAACGGCAACTATATCTGGAAGCCTGGTCTGGAGATCGGCAAGCCTGATACCCTGCTGAACCGTCCGCTGAAGACTTCCGCCTTCATGCCGGAGATCAAGGGTGGCAGCAAGGTCATGGCCTTTGGCGATTACAGCTACTACTGGGTGGCTGACCGCCAGAACCGCACCTTCCGCCGTCTGAACGAGCTGTATGCCCGTACTGATCAGGTCGGCTTCCTGACCACCCAGCGTGTGGATGGCAAGCTGATCCTGCCGGAAGCCGTACAGCTTCTGCAGATGGCACCGCAGGGCTAAGAAAGCCAGGAAAGGAGGAGCCGGTTATGGCACTGATCCCGCTATACGAAGCGAAGACCTATCTCCGGGTAGACAGCAGCGATGAAGATGCCTTAATCGGCATCCTTTTATCTTCTGCGGAGCAGATGTGCAAGGATGTGGGCCGTTTATCGGAAGACCAGTGGGAGGCAGTCAATGCCGCTGATCGGGATGCCGAGAACGGAGTACAGCCTACAAGGGAACTGGAAGCCCTGCGCAGCACCTGCCGTGTGGCGATTCTGTATGCACTGGGGTATCTCTATGAGCACCGGGACGAAGCCGACCATCACCAGCTGATGCTGACGCTTCGTTCCATTCTGTTTGCTGTGAGGGAGGGGGTGTTCTGATGATCGAGAAGCTGAATGAGCGGATCACGATCGAGAAAAGCACGGTTGTGACCGATAAGGTCGGAAACCATCGGAACACATGGGAGAAATATTTCACCTGCTTTGCCTACGCTTCGACCTATCAGGCGCAGGAAGAAGAGGGTGAGGTCATAGCCGAGCAGAAGAGTGTGGTGTTCACGGTCCGCTGGTGCAGTGAGACGAGAGGCCTGACTTCCACTGGCTACCGCATCCGTTTCCGGGAGCAGCTCTACAATATCGAATCCGTTGACCCGATGAATTTCCAGAAGAAAACGCTGAAGATTCATTGCCGTTTGGAAAGGAGGCAGCCGGATGAGCAGAACTGTCAACATCGATGAAATGGCAGATGCCATCAATGAGGGCTTGAAAGAGTATGCGACCCTTGCCTCCACCGAGGTCAAGAAAGCTGTCCGTAAATCTGCCAAGACCGTCAAGGAGCAGATTCAGTCCGGCGCACCGTCCAGAACCGGGCGGTACAAGGAAAGCTGGGTAGCGACCAAACAGTCGGAATCCAGCCAGAGCCTTCAGATGGTGGTGCATTCCAAGAACCGCTACCAGCTGGCACATCTGCTGGAAAAGGGTCATGCCAAGCGCGGCGGCGGTCGTGTGGCAGGAAGACCCCATATTGCTCCGGCAGAACAGGCCGGTATCGAGCAGCTCCAGTCCCTTATCGAAAAGGCACTGAAGTGAGGAGAAACCAATGACCCACGAAGAAGTAAAAGCTCTGGTGGAGGAAATGGGGCTTCCTTATGCGTATGACCATTTCGCAGAAGGGGAGAGTCCTGATCCACCGTTTATCTGCTTCCTGTATCCGAAAGCCGAGAATTTCGGCGCAGATAACCTTGTGTACCACCATTTCAACCGGCTGGACATCGAGGTGTACACCGATTACAAAGACCCGGATATGGAAGCAACTATTGAAGAAGTCCTGACCGCACACGAACTCTACTATGAGAAAAGCGAGGTCTGGATCGAAACCGAAAAAATGTATGAAGTCCTGTATGAGCTGACTGTGTGATGCTCATGCAGGATATTTTTATGGGAGGAACACTATGTCGAAGAAAAGCAATAAGGTCAAATTTGGCCTGAAAAACTGCCATTATGC